TTTTACCGTTCTACGGGTTTATGCCTTCTTCACTCCACTAGCGTAAATGGAAGATTATACTAGTGATCCAACCAACCACGAAATCATTGCTGAGGGGTCTCATTTAGTTGACGCACTCCACCTTAGGCCTGCAAAGCCTGGGTCAACCACCAGCGAAGATATCATACCTTCCCGTTTCGATACACCTTGTTTAAGTGAGATAGCCCGTTATGGCGGCTATTCAACTTACTCGTCAAACTCTAACACTGATCCTTGGGTTAGAGCGACGTTAAAATTAAAGGACAGAGAGATGTACGAACAAATCTGGGGTTTCACGCGTCGACCGCAAGGAACACCCGGTATGTACACTGCTTTGAACAAGTTCTCAGGCGAACACAACGCCTTCTCACAGTTGTCTGCGCAACAGGCAACTTTTATGAGGAAATCAATTTCGAAAGCTCGAAAAGCTTTCAAACTACCTTACAAGCGTGTACCGCTTGATTGGCATGAGGTGGGTCAGTTTCTACGACGTGACACGTCTGCTGGCTCTACCTTCATGGGCTCCAAGAAAGGTGACTGTATGGAAGAGATTTATCATGAAGCGAGATATTTAGGACACAGGATGAAGCAGGACGGTAAAACGTCTTTCGATCCAACCAAGATGCGGTTTCCCCCGTGCTTGGCAGGTCAGCGTGGAGGCATGTCTGAAAGAGATGACCCCAAGACTAGACTTGTGTGGATTTACCCTGCAGAGATGTTGGTGGTGGAGGGTTTCTACGCCCCCCTGATGTATCGTGACTTTATGAACGATCCCAATTCACCGATGTTGAACGGGAAGAGTGCGCAGCGCTTGTATACCGAGTGGGCGTGCAACTTGAGGGAAGGAGAAACTTTGTATGGCCTTGATTTCTCGGCCTTTGACACCAAAGTTCCAAGCTGGTTGATATATGAGGCCTTTGACATATTGAGACAGAATATAGATTTTTCTACTTTCGATGGAAAGCCAGTGACTGCAACTGAGCGCCAGAAGTGGAGAAATGTTTGGGACGGTATGGTGTGGTACTTTGTGAATACTCCAATTCTGATGCCTGACGGACGTATGTTCCGCAAGCGTCGGGGTGTGCCTTCCGGATCATGGTGGACGCAAATGATCGACTCCGTGGTTAACTATATTCTAGTTGATTACCTTGCG